TCATTCTTTTCTTTTTCAATGTCCTTCTTCATAGCGTCTCTTGCTTTTTGGCGTTCCTGGTCTACTCTATCTTTTTCTCTTGCCAGTCTTTCTCTTTCTTGGTTTCTCTTTGCGATTTTATCTGCCTTCTTTTTAGCAGCGTCTGCTCGACCTGATACAGATAATCTATTTGCAACCTTTTTGATACCTGAAACTGCACCTTTTGCCGCTGCTCCTGCACCTTTGGCTACAGCACTACCTGCCGCTTTGGCTGGTTTAGATGTTACTGCCTTAGCCGCACCTTTTGCCACTTTACCTACACCTTTAGCAATACCTTTCACTGCCTTAAACGGTAAAGTAATAGGAGATACAGCAACTTTGCCTATTCCTTTTGCAATTTTACCAATTACTTCTTCTAATTCTTCTTGTTGGCTCGCATCCAAACTATCATAGTATTCTTCAAACGCTTCATCATCTAACTGTAAAACACCATCAATGTATTCCTCAAACATCATCTGTTCGTGGATTTGTGCCATAGTTGTACTATATCTCATTTTTTCTCTCCGTTGTACTATTTATACTAATTATCAACCTTAGCACCTGCTCGCCATTGGTAACATGACCAATAACCTGCGGTTGTCTTATCTTTCTTCTGGTCACAGTTATGTCTTGCTCTGAAAGACTTTCTGGCACCAGGGTCATCACGGTTAATACTCATGTTAGGATCACCAAAAGATACTTTCACAATGTTACCTTTAGCATTCTTTACATAGACATAAAACTTTTTCGTACCACCTCTTTTAGGGTCATTTAAAGTAACTTTCTTGCCTTGATATTCTGCTTCCATGATTCCTTCTTCTTCATGTTCATATATCATACCTTCACATACCAAATCAATTTCTTCTACTTGTTTCATTGTTTTGATTTTCATACTATTTTCCCCTCACTTGTTTAGCTAAGTCACTATCTGCTTTACCCCATGTACCAGATGATTTAGTCACAAAACTGTTGACCCTTGCCATCGCCCATTGTTGTGGAGTTGTACCTGGTCTGTGACCTGTACGCCATGCAGCCATGCCTCTGTTATATACTTTTCTTAATACACCAATTGGCATACCAGATTTCTCTGCTTTCTTCTTTAGACCTGCTTCTTTACTCTCTTCCATCTTTACTTGTTCTAAAAGGTCTGCAACAGCCTTGTCTAATTCTATACGCCACTCAGTTTGATAACGGTCTTTGAACTTGTTGATAGTGGAGGTTTCTAATGCCCACATCTTCACGTCATTAAGAGATAGTACCTCTGTATCTTCACCATACATTTGTTTAAACTTCTTTGTATGTACACTAGGTTTCGTTTTACCTTTACTATCGCCAGGTGCCGGTGTATATGCTGATGGACTATCATCATCTACCTTTGTTTTCTTTTTAAAGTGAGCGTCTCTTGCTGACTTTGTAGATTTAGATAAACCAGAGTAATACTTTGCCGGTTGTGTACCTTTTTTATCTGCAACATCAGGATCCTGTCTTGTCTTATCAGTACCTTCAAACTTTTGGAACTTTCTTGTTGTTACCAGTTTAGAATAATCTCTATCCTGTCCTGGTGTTTTATTGTTGAATGTTCTCATTGTTTTGATTTGGTCTGCATTGTCAGGTCCTTGTGTCCAGTTATCAATGTCTGTCACTGCCGGTTGTCCTGGTGTAGTCTGAGGCATTTTTCTTACCTTATCTACTTTCTTTTTTTCTTTATCTTTTTTCTGTGCGTCTTTAGCAGAATCAATTTCTTCGTCAAATGATTTAAAAGATTTTAGTTGTTCACTATTTTTTTGTAATACTAATTTCTTTTTATCAACACTCTCTACTTGTAAATCTCTGTCTAAACTTTCACTAGGTGCTAAGTCTTCTAACCATGCTTTCTGTACACCACCGTCTTCCATTTCATATTGTACATAGTTAGGCCCTCTTTTAATTATTCTTCCAACACTGCCATCTTTTTTGTTTTCAACATATTCATTAATATTAAAGATTTCATTGTTGTGGTATTCTTCTCTTAATTCTTTATCATTGTCACTAGGTGCTAACATGTTCTCTCTAACACCCATTTGGTTTTTAAGGTCTTTAAATAGTTTCATGGCATCCTTCTCCTTTGTGCCTGTCATAAGGTTACTCCTAAAATTTTTATAGTCATTTCTTGTGGCAAACTCCCTCATCTTACTTGCTGAGATACCTGATACGCCATCAGCGTCTGGGTCTCTCTCACCTGCACTTACCACATTTACTGTATCAAAGTTATAATCTTTACCATTATAACTCTTAATTAATCTTTTAAATTCTGCTACTCTATCACTACCTGCAATCATATAAACATCAGTATATTTCTTGTCAAAATTGTTCTTTAGTATCTCCATGAATGTTCTCTCTTTATTTGTAGCAGGTAATAATTTGATACCTCGTGGATATACTTTCTTCAAATAATCTAATTTTTGTTTTGCTGTAAGTGGATTCTTCTTTTTATCTTGTGAAGCACTTACATACAATACAGGCAAACCTTTCACTCGTTTTGCCATTGTTATTACTCTATCAATAAGTTTTTGATGTCCTACAGTTGGCGGATTAAATCTGCCAAAGGCAAACACTACAGGTTGCTTACGACCTACTGAACCTTTTGATAGTAATTCTTTTAACGTTTTCATTATTTGTACTTGTCGCTCTTTCTTTTTTCACCATCAGACCTAGGTATTAAACCTTTTGCCTTCAAGTGTGCTTTATCTGTAAAACCTGCCTTACCTGCCTTATGTCTTTTCATAGCGTCAGCAGTATTTGGTGCCTGTTCCATGGCGTCTTCTGGTCTATTCAACAAATAATCATGTACGGATGTTATATAATCTTTTGCTTTGGTAATTTTAGATTGTACCCATGCTTCTATAGGGTTACCTTCATCTGATTTACCTTGTAGATAAGAAACAAGTTTTAATGACCTGTCAGCAGTAACTTGTAATTCACCTCTTGCCATAGAAACTTCATGGTCATCAACTTGTTCTTTTCTTAATTCTTTGTATCCTTTTTTTCTACTCTTTTCTATTCTACCTCTGTTTTTACTAGCGTCTTCAAAACCGGCAATCTTACCATCTTTGTGTGAAGCGTCTAGTCCGTCACCATTACCATAAGTACCTTTGTCTCTATTGTACTTTACTAATTGTGCCCGGTAGGCAATACGTTCTTTTGATGATTGAAACTTAGCATATTCTTTTTTGTAATCTCTACCTTCAATCTTTGTTGTTAGTCTTTTTTCTAAATCTTCTTTGGCTCTGTCAAATGCGCCTGGTCCAGGATATCCTTTATCACCAGGTTTCGCCTTAGGTTTCCCTGCTTTTCTTTTCATTCTGATATTGTGCCATAATCCCTTGCCAGCCATTACTACCCCTTTTGCTTATTGTTGTTGATATTGTTTATTAACCTATAAACTAACATTTCTTTTTCCTTTGTCCCACGTCTTATTTGCGGTAAAGTTTTGTAAAGAGAACTCCATTCTATCTACTAACTTTACTGCCTTACCTTTTTTATCTACTGCAACATATCCCTCTGGGTTTGTTGTTTGTAGACCATTAGGCGTTGTTTTAAATGTACCTATACTCTTTGCCTTATTTAACTTGTCTATTAACATTTTCTTTGCTGTTTGTAAAGTCTTATAAGTGGCACATGCAAAGTAAACTTGTTTACCTTGACTATCAATAAATTTTAAACCATTCTTTTGTATTTCAACATACTTCTCTTTACCTTTATCTGTCTTCTTACTGTCTATCTCTTTTTGTGTTCGTTGTTCAAAGTATTCTCTAAACTTTGTCGCCACTTCTTTTGTACTTGGTAAATCTGTGGCTGCACGGATAAAACTGTTGAGATATGTTTTGAGTTGCACACCTACAGACAATGTACTTGTTTCTGTTTTAATCTTGTTTAACATTTCTTTAGATTGTTTTAAACTACCCTCTGCCATGTTTAATGTCTTTTGTAGTTGTTGCATTTCACCTATTGTCATAGTTGCATGACCTGATACATCTTTATATGAAGCGTCATCATACCATACAGTAGGTGTTTTTCTGAGTTTCTTTACATTGGCACCAAACTTAGCAGATAACTTATTCATCTTATTACCTTTATAGGTTGTATGAAATATAATACCTAATTTACTACTGTTCATTCTTCTACCAAGACCTGAGTTTTCAGGTACCATATAAACAATTGTATTAGGTTGAAAAGAAAACATTTGCTCAGATTTGCCACTACTTGTTTTGTAAGTAGTTTTCTTTAGTGTTGAGGACCTGTACATCAGGTCCCCTTGTAATATTTCTTTCATGTTTAAACCAGAAAGATATCGTAAACAATCTTGTAATATGTTGGCAACTTCGCCAGTGTGATTGTTCTTAATGTCTTGTACAGTATAATTAATCTTTGGTTTAGCATTGAATACAGACTTTGTACCTACAAAAAACTTACCATTTTCTGGATTAGGTCCGCATACTATTGCTGGTGCACCGTCCCACTTGACGGTAACAGATACACTCTTAGCACTATTACCAGAAAGTAAATCTGCCGTTGCTTTGAGGAAGTTTACTGCATTTTGACCACCTGCATAACCATTATTGATTATATCATCTTCTAAATGTTCTAAATGAGTATTCTTATCCTCAACCAAATAATTACTTAAACTATACATCTATCTTTACATCAGATTTAACATCAACAACTGGTTCTACATCTAAGAAGGATATAAGATTTTTAAATCCTTTTGAAACATAGGCCATGATGTCTTTGAATATTTTTACAACAAAATCTTTCATTCTATTGTATATACCTTTGAGTTTGTCCATAATACCTTCATGTAGTAATTGTCCTTCAATAGGTTTCATTTCTTCTTCCAGTTTATCAACAATCAGTCCTACAGCAGACCAGTATTTGTATTTACCAGTTTTCTTACCACCTACTTTTTGACTAGATGATTTAAAACGTACAGATACTTTCATTTGGTTTGCAATCTTATTCACATAAGATTTATCTGATACTTTTTTCAATGCCGCTTTCTTACCATCAAAACTTGTTGTAAGAAAATGACTACAACTACCTAGTGACTTACGGCCAAACTTAACATCACCAGACATTGCTTCGTAAGCAAAGGCATTGGCAAACTGTTTGTTTTTGGCAAAGATTGCTTTGAGTTCACCCATCAATTCTTTATGTGCTTGATTGGCCTGCATAACTGCCTTATCTTTACCTTTTTTGATTTCTTTACCTAACTCACTACCTGCAACACTGGCTGGCGCAAGACCTTCAAACATCTTTGTGAGTTTATCAATCATTTTCTTTTGCATACCTTCAACACTATTTAATGCCGTGTAAAACGTAGCAATACTTTCATTACGACCACCAGACATTAACTGAGCCGCACTTCCTGATTTTAATGATATCTTATTTTTACCTATAACAAAATCTGTCTTAGGTGTTTTCGTAGAACCAGGCACACTACCACCAGGCCAATAAGATGACCATTCTGGTGTTACAGTAATTGTATCTGCACCAAGGACTTTACCCTTGCCTGATATGCCTTTTGATTTAAGAAATTTCGCCACGTTCTTACCTGCACCGGCAGGTATGCCGTACTTTGACTTAGGTTCTTTACTGCCATTTACAGCGGCAATAATAAATTCTTCCATTTCTTCGCCACGACTTCGTGCTTCAGATAATAGGCTGTGACCTTTTAAACTTAACATTCATAACTCCCATTGTGTATAATAAACATTAGTGTTTATTAATTATACACCTTATATACTAATAATACTATTTAGTCAAGTAGAAAGTTAGGAATACCACCATTTATACTCCACACTTGATTTTTATTGTGGAAATCTGCAAGTTCTTTAGCATCCTTTTTAAAATCAAAGGATTCTAATCTACCCTTTGGTTTCTCTTGCCATACTTCAAACTGTATATCTTTTTGTTTTTTAACAGTTTTTACTGTGTATGTCAATTTAGAATTGGATGTTCTGGAACTTCTTGTACTTTTCTTCCGTGGTTTCTTCTTTTTTGATGTTGTGTTCGACATATTTCTCCTGTTCTGGTTGTATTAGATTCTGTGCGGACTGTTCTATATCAAACAATTTCATTCTACTTCTATCAACACCTATAATAAACTTACGGTTCATTGTTGGGTCATTGTATCTGTTTTTTAATTGTTTGACAAGCATTTGACCTGCCTTCTCTAATTCTTCACTACTAATCAAAGCAAACATAAAGTCTGCTGTCGCTGGTAATCCAAAACTTTCAGATGTGTCTTCTAAACCTATATCTGTGGAGACAAAACCAGTTCTCGTGGTTTGTGTTGCCGTGACAATTGGCACATCTAACTCTACGGCCAATCCTCTTAATTCCTCTGCAATTGCTTTAATGTAAGTATAACTATTCACATTTGCACCTGCCTTAAATCTACTACTTGCACAGATATTGATATAGTCTACGAATATAATATCTGGTTTGAAACTTTTCTTTAATGCCAACTCATTGACTAATGCCCGGTAATGATTTGCACCTGCACCTGCGGTTGGATATTCTTTGATGATAACGGTGCCTGTTGTTTTACTTTGTAACTGTGTTACTTTATCACTAAACATTTTTCTGTTCAGCATATGTAAATCTTCCATAGACACACCTAGTAAGTTGGCGTCTATACGTTCAGCAATTCTTTCCTCTGCCATTTCCATAGTGATATACAATACATTCTTGTTATCATTTAAGGCGGCTGCGGCCTGATGGCACATGAATAGAGTTTTACCTACACCTGTACCGGCAAGAGCGACATTCAATGTTTTGTTAGGCAAACCACCTTTGGTCACTCTATTGAAATAATCTAAGTCAAAAGCAATACGGTTTTCTTTCTTATGATAGAAGTCAAATCTTTTTTCTATATCTGCAAGGTAATCATGCCCTACATTATTGTCAAAAGATACAGCGAGAGCGTCTTTTAATATTTCTGGTATTGCTTCTGGTGTGTGTTTCTTATCTCTACCATCAATGATGTGAATACCTTCCATAACAGCGTTATGAATTGCACGGTCTTTACAAAATCTTTCTGTAGTATTAACTAACCACTCTAAATCTATTTCTTCCTTGTTAAGTGTAGAAATTAAATCAACTATGTTTTGATATTCTTTTTCATTTAGGTCTTTACGTTTACCTATATCAATCTGTAGTGTTTCTTTTGTAGGTGGTTTATTATATTGAGATATGAATTTTTCAATTTCAGAAAAGATTATCTTTTCGCTTCTGTCATCAAAATATTCTGCCTTTAAAAAAGGTAATACTTTACGAGTATATTCTTCGTTATGTATTAAGTTTTTTAGTGCCGTTCTCTCTATTCTCTCCGCTGTTACCACTAGGATTCCTTTCTACTTCAATTGCTAAAATGTCACCAATAACATTTATAAAATCATTACAGTCTGTATCCACATCATTGGGATTTTCATGTACGTTATACTCAAACTTTAGTCTTAGCTTATCACTCTCTTTGTCTTCAACAAAAGAGACTTTACCATAAGTGTATATAACACCATCATAAGTCCCTTCCATAATGTGAAAGCCTGAAACTTCACTCTTAGGATTGTCTGCATAACTATATTTCGTTACCATAACTATATTCTTTGTGTGCTGCTTCGTCTATTTGTTTTAGTATATCGTCTGTAAAATATTTTTCTGGGTCGCTGTATATTGATTTAGCATATTGTTTCGTACCATCTGGTAACTCAATTCTTGTTGATACTTGTTTGAAGATACCATACTTTGTCGCTAAGTCAAGTAAGCCATAGTATTTGTCTAAACCTGTATCATATCGTAATCGTACATCTACCATCATGTTCTCTTTTGACAATCTGGATTTCTGTGTCTTACAATGTATAATATTTCCTACTACCTCAGTACCTTCTTTGTCTTTCTTCTTAGATAGATACACAATTGTACTGGCAGCATATTTAAGACCACTACCACCACCCATTTCTTTCATTGGCATATAGGCGCCAACTACATCATAAGTGTGATTAGTAATTATCATAGGTACTTTTGCACGGCCTAGTTTCAATGTTAAAACTCTAAATGCCGCTTTGAGTACCTGTGCTCTGGTCATATCTTTTGTTTCTTTACCGTCTGCTGTGTCTTCTACTTCTTTTGTTGTAGATAACATACCTAAACTATCTAATACAAACAATAAAGGTTTTCTTTCACCTTCATCTTGTTCTAAATACTTTTCTGCAACCATCAATGATTGATGTCTAAATTCTTGTACGGTGGTGACTGGCATGATAACCATTCTGCTACTATCAATGCCTCTGTCTTCTATAAGTTTCTTTGTCAATGCACTTTCACTTTCAAAGTAAATAACACCTGCGTCTGGGTTATTATCTAAGAAGTGTTTACACATACCTAATACAAAGAAAGTTTTACCTGTTGCACTTTCACCGGCAACGGCAGTAATTTTGTTTGATGGAATACCACCATAGATACTTCCTGATAGTAATGCATTGAACATGTAAGAACCAGTATCAATAAACGTATCTACATCACCTGCTTCAACACCTTCACTTACTAAACTGGCATATTCGTTTCCTGTATCTTTAATTATCTGTTTCAGAAAGTCTGGCATTCTCATTCTCCTTATTTTGTTTTTCTATCATAAATTTTAACTTATCATACAATCTACCTACAGTAGTACATTCTTCCGCTCTAATACTTCCACGTTGTAATGACGCCTGTATAATCTTTATTACTGTTGCATAATCTTCAACTGTTAGGTTTTGTTCATCTAATTTTTTAATCAACTCTTCCATTATATCATACTCCTTTCAAAAGTCAAGCTTTATCTTATAATTTGTATTTCAGCATCCTGGTGCCAAATCTCTAAATCATTTCTTAATGTATTGCTCTCTTTTAATTTATCATATCTTTTACCTGCAATTTTTTGCCACCACTTGATTGTATTCTCTAATGTAAATTTGTCATAGTGATGTACGCTCTTGTTGAGTGTATTCGTCTCACCTTTTAAATACTGTGGCACATTATCATAACCATAATCAGATATGTAAAATCTTTTTCTTTCTGTTAAATCTCTTGTTCTATTCACAAACTTACTAAACTTCTCATACAAATTTGTATCATGTGATTTCAATGATTCCTTAATAACAGATACCATCTTTGTTTGTGTTTTCAGTTTTCTACTACTTGCTTCTGGGTCAACTAAAGGTGCATTACCATTTCGTTCAGTAAACCATTTGTTCATTTGTTTAAAGGCGTCACCATGTAATAGTGGCAAGAAATTACTATCTGTTAATCCTTTAAATCTCAGATACGGTTTCATGCCATCATATTGACTTGAAGACTTACTACTACCATATAAACTTGTCGTTTCAAATAAACATATATTTGTATCGTACTTGTTATTTAGTAAATCACGGACATGATGACTACAACATATGGCGGCTAATAGTTTGCCACCTAAATAGTTATAACCAAAAGGTTGTGTAGGTACAATAACAAAACCCATAATGGCACTCGCATTGAAACGACCCATTTCTTTTAAGTCTGTTGTTGCCAGTGGTCTGCCTAAAAAATCATTTCGTGGCTTACTGTTAATAACTGGACTACCTAGTCTTATAAAACCTACAATAGTATTAGTAGTTGTTTCTGTTACTAATAAACGTATTGACTTACCAGGTATAGATGACATGTTTGTATGACTAGATGTCTTGTTTAACATACGGTCAAATAT